GGCAGTGCGAGTTCGGCGCGGATGCGGCAGCTCCGCTGCGCGCCTGCAGCGTCTGCGCTGAGAGTTGCTGCCCGAAGACGCGCAACTGCTCCTGCCTCCACACCGACACCTGCTCCTGCGTGCGGCCGGAGGATGTGCCGGCGGTCAGGTAGAGCCCGAAACCATTCAGGGGCCGGGGCAACATCCGCCGGTCGTTTGCACATCGACCGAACCGACAAGGGCCTGATCCACTTCACCCGTGCCGACGATGTTGCGGCGTCCACCTACGATTGCCGAACGCTCCGCCAGTGCCGTGTTGAGCCAGCCGCCGCCGACGAAGGATCGCTCACCGCCTGCGATGTTCCCCGCACCACCGGCGACGCAGGCCGCTGGGCCCCAAGCGCTGTTGAAGCTCCCGATCACGGCGCAGGAATGGGTCTTGTAGTTGTGGCGTTCGCCGACGATGAGGTTGTGAGAGCCGCCGCGGTGGTTCTTTTCTTGATCGCAGCAGGGATCCTCAGACTCACAGCATCGCTGCTCCTGGTAGCCGATGATCAGGTTCCCGAGTCCGTTGATCTCGCCTGTACTGCCCGTACCGTTGACGAGTTGCAGGTTGGCTCCTTCGATGCGGATGGTTCGGGCCAGGAATGGCGGGCTGCAAATGACCTCATCGGTTTCCTGATCGACGTTGCAGGTGTAGGTACCCGCGGATTCATCACGGAGGCTGAAGTGCCCGAGGATCTCGGCCTCTTCGGGGGTGAGTCCCCGGATCGCGGCGATCTTGGCCTCGAGCTGGGTGACCCGCGCTTCGAGGTCAGTCGACTCGGCGCAGGCCGTGGGAGCCGGTCCGCCGCGGAACAGGTACATGAGGGTGTAGATGACGTCTGCGATGTCGAGGGAGCCGTCGCCGTTCGTGTCACCATTCTGGGTGGCCTCGTTACCGGCCCGCGCCGGCGGCAACTGGAAGGAGCCGAAGATGGCGACCGCAACCACGAACCCCGTAAGCGCCGAGACGGCGACGACTGCACATTTACGCATGGCGGACTCCATACACGGACTCTCTCCTCTGTCTCTTCGCTCCCGTGATGGCCATTAGACCGCGGCCAGGGTAGACTCTATTCGCAGGTCGGTTCTCGGAAAAGAAGGAGAAGAGCGATGGCGAGAATTCTTTGGGCGGCTGGTTTGGTGCTTGTTGGGGTCGCGGCACGGGCGGGGATCTTCCCAGAGGATGACATTATCCACCGCGGCGACTCGAACCATGACGGGAAGGTGAACATCTCGGATGTGATCCACCTGAACAACTTTCTCTTCCAGGGAGGTCCGGCCCCGCCCTGCATGAACGAGGCCGACTCGAACGACGATGCCAGGGTCGACGGCTCGGATCCGGTCTACCTGGCCAACTGGCTCTATCAGGGGGGCAGTGCCCCGCCGTGGCCGGGCCCGGCAAACACGTACTGCGTCGACGAGGTGAACTCCTATGTCGGCTGCGTCGTGGGCTGCTAAACGAGGACAAGGCGGTTGTGCTCCTGGAGCTGACGGAAGAGGAGACGGCTGCGTGTCCTGAATGCTTCCTTGGTCGCCTCCGGGCAGGCCAGCCCGGATAGGGATGTGTTCCATGAGGCGCCAGCCCCCTCGTCGCCGTAGTGGCGGTAAAGAACGGCCAGCCGCGCGGCGAGCCTGCAACGGCCCAATGGATGCTCCACGGAGCAAGCGTGCAGGCCGGCAACCTCGAGATGCCGGATAGCCGCCGCGGTGCCAGTAAGGTTTGCGGCACAGACGCTGAGGCCGAGATGCCAATAAGCCCGGTAATAGGCGTCGGCCGACGTCTGGAGCAGCTCCAGGAGCACAGCGCTGGCTCCTTCGGAGTCGCCAGCCTCGATGTGCTGCGCCGCGTCGAGCGACCGATGAGCGAGGAGGATCCGGCGCAGGCGCCCGTCCGCCCCCTGGAGAAACGGCGTCGGAATGCTTACCCACCCCCCGGAGCCCATGAGAAGGGCGCGATCGCGGGCGTAGGCGTAGAAGGCCAGCATGCGGTCCAGAGGTGGAGCTGGATCGGCTGCGGCGAGGAGCCGGCGTGCGGCCGAGAGGTGTTGGCCGGCCTCTTGGAGGCGCATCTGCATCAGCCGCAGGGCTGCGCGGAGGGCTTCGGCCCAGAAGCTCACCTGTTCCCCGAGCTCGTCGAAGCTCGCCTCGAGGTCGGCCAGATGGCTGAGTCGGTGGGCCCAACGGGCATTCCCCATCTCGTCCATGGATTCCTCTTGACTTGGTGGACGAAGGTATTACCTTTGTCTACCGCTTAGACTTCTTCTTGATGGTGCTTTCGAGATCACGAAATGACCACCCTGCATCCTTGGCCGCCTTCAGCGTATGGAGACACTGCCGGTAGACCGCCGCCGCGTCCTCGGGCGCGGCGCCGCTTGCAGCCTCCGCCTGAAGCCACGGAAGCAGCTCGCGGATCGCCTCTTTCTCGCGGTCGCGGTTGTAAACCGGGTGCCGAGTGGGGATTTCCTTCTTGGTCTTCATGGGTGGAACAAGGTAGCACATCCGTATACCTGGACACAACGGGAAAGCAGGCGGTGCGGGCTATGGACGGCCGTCAGTTGGGTAGTCTGAATGTCCCTAACAGGAGACGAACATGAGTCCCGATCTTCGAGCGCGGCTCTTGTCCAATCCAGAGGCGGCCAAACAGCCGGGCCATGTCCAGGATGGCCTGACGTACTTCGGTCCAAAGGACGGGGTCGTCGATCCGAGGACCACGGACGATCTTAGGGCTTCCCCGCAGTGACCATGAAAGTCCGTGAGCTGATCGAGAACTACGTCGCTTCCCTCAAGGATCAGGGAACCTCGTGGTACAAGATCCAGAGCCAGACGAAGCACGTCCTGCGGCACCTCGGAGACCTCGACGTGGAGGTGGTCAACGGCCAGGTTCTGGAAGCCTACCGACTTTCGAGGCGGAAGGAAGCGTCGAACCGCAACCAGCCGCCCGAGCAGTCGAGCGTGAACCGCGAGCTGGGCTACCTCCGCGCGGCCCTCCGCCGCGCCCACCGCGATGGTCTCATCGAGAAGCTTCCGTACTTCCGCATGCGCCGCGAGAACGGCCAGCGGACGGACTGGTGGACGCCCGAGCAATTCACCGCGGTCTTCGAGGCGCTGCGCGAGCGTCACCCCTGCGTGGCCGACCTGGTCCAGATGTATTACGTCACCGGCTGGCGGAAGTCGGACCTGCTGGGGCTCACGTGGGATGAGGTCCGCTGGGAGCGCGGGGTGATCATCCTCCCGCCGCGGCGGACGAAGGAGAAGGACTCTCGGATCCTCCCCATCGCCGGGACGGTGCGGGAGATCCTGGAGCACCGGCGGACGGACCAGCGGCCGGGTGTGCCGTGGGTCTTCCACCGCGACGGTGAGCAGCGGAAGGACTTCCGCCGCGCGTGGGACACGGCGCGGAAGCGGGCTGGCTGCTGGAACCTCTTGCACGGGTTTCGCCGGACGTTTGCCCGCCGGCTCCTGCTGGCCAAGGTCCCCATCCCGGTGATCATGCGGCTCGCCGGCTGGAAGCGGCCGGAGATGGTGGAGCGCTACGCGCGCCTCGAGGAGTCGGATCTCAGGGAAGCGATGATCGCGAACGACCCGTTCCGGACCGGAAAGGAAGGTGGTGATGATGGTCCGGAAGTTAAGGACAGTAGCCGGCGAGCGTGAGGCATTCGCGCATCCGTCGGAGATACTCCTCCTCGGCGTCATCCACCGTCGCGTCATCGTCGACGTGCTTGAGGGCGCACATGAAGATATCGAGGTGGATCTTGCGGATGTGCAAGGAGGTTAAACCGAACTCCTGCTGGAGGCGCCGCAACTCTGCGAGCTCCTCAGGGGAGATGCAGAGGTCGGCGAGGCAGCCGCAAAGGAAATCCGAATACTCGTCTGCGTAACCCGGTCTTCCGCCGGAAGTGGTCTTGATCTCGCAGGAGAAAGCGATTCGCCTCCTTGGATGAAAAGTCGAGCCGCCGTCCTCGACCGATCGGATCTTCGAGTGCTTGAAGGATCGCCACCCCTCTTCCGGGTCGAGCTGGTAGCAGCGGATGAGGATCTCCAGGTTGCCTTGCTGGAGAGAGTAGGGCTCGACAAGCCTCAGCTTCGGAGGTTCAGCCGCCTTCTGGTAGCCGATGCGCGCCGTTCGCCCGACTTGGGCAAGTTCGGCAAGCCGCTGGATCACGTGGAACTTGTCTCCCTTGACTTATCGTGACGCTTCGTATACAACCTCACTCGTCCGCTCCAGGTGGAGTGGAAGTGGAGAGTAATATGGGAGCGAATTCAGCCCGCAACTTGCCGCTTTCCGCCAGCTCTTTGAGGATCTTGAAGCCTAGGCCAATGGTGACGCCGAGGCTCGAATGGTCCCACATCCTGGAGAACTCCTCCAAGGTCACGAGTGTCTCCTCCGTGAACCGGATGTGGCGGACTTCGGACTTTGGTGGGGCGGTCTTCACGGTTGCTTCCATGCCTGCATTGTGGCAGACATGCCACAGGTGTCAAAGGGCAAAAATGGAGCGGGTGAAGGGGGTCGAACCCTCGACATCCAGCTTGGGAAGCTGGCGCTCTGCCACTGAGCTACACCCGCTCTCGGTCATCGATCGTGTTCGTCCTTCAGCCGTTTCACCTGAAACCCTGACTCGGGTTCGCGCAGTGGGTTGGGAAGCTGAGTTCCCAAAGTCAAGCAGTTTTTTCACTTACGCCCCCCGACCGCACCCCAAGTTAGGGCACGGCTGCGGGGACCGGCGTCAGTTGTCCCGAACCTCGGGGGAACCTCCTTTCTGCCTCAATTGCCCATCGCGTGACCCGCCTCTTTCCCCCCTGCCCGCCTGGCGAGCGACCCAACCTGATCAAACCACAGGCCATCGCCAGGCGGGCCCTTCCTCGGATCTCAAAGTGCGGCAGCAGGAGGACGCCCTTCGCCGCGGGGCGGCGAGAAGCTCGAGTCCGTGCCAGGCCGCTTACTCGGCCGGGCCTCCTGTTTTCAGCCAGCCTCGGGTGTGCCCCCTCATTGCCCCCGGGGCTACTTCAGCCCGTCCACAACACCGGAGATGCAGGCGGAGCCCGGGTGCTCCGCCTGCTCTCTTCAAGAGGAGCCTGATCCCATGAGCAACGATTCGATGTGCGTCATCTGTGGCTTCCGGCCGAGCGTCGAGGTCGGGCCGTACGGCCAGGATGACAGCCCCCTCTGCCTCTGCTGCCTCGAGGACCTGGAGCGCGAGCGTCTCGGGCGCGGCCGCCAACGCCGGACGGATGACCTGACGCTCACGGCGGTCGCCATCGCTGGGCTCTTTATCCTGGCCCTCGCCTTCCTGGACGTGGCCATGCTCTGCGAATGGAAGTAGGCATGTCCAAGCCCGCTTACGTCGAGGACTTCGACGCGGTCATCCAGCGCGCGCGCGAGGAGCAGGGATGTGACGCTGTCGGCTTCCTCGTTCGCTGCAGCGCCTGCCGCGAGCACGGGGAAGGGCTCCGCGCCATCTACCTCCAGGAGAGTTGGGAGCTGCTCCTTGCCTGCGCTCGCTGCGCGCGCGAGGTCACGCGCGTTCAGGTGCGGAGTCGGAAGCTGGCTGCGGTAGACGAACAGAGTTCGTTCGATCGAGAAGTTGGCGCGGCCGCCCGCCTCCCTGTCGATCGGCCCTTAGAGCGTGAAGGGAATGGGCGTGGGAGAGAAGGAGTGGAGAGTTGACAGCCAACCGTACGGGCGAGCGGCCACGCGGTGGCACTCTGACGACACCGCGCGCGAGAACCCCGGCGGCAACACCATGGAGTCCTGGCCCTCACCGGCCAGGACTCTTTAACACGACACCCAGACCCCCTCGCCCCGCGCGCGAGCGGACGTGCGGACCGAAAACTGCGCGCAACACGGCGGGTCGTGAATCCCGCAGGTGGGCTGGGTATTTACCAGGAGTCCGATCGTGACCGCTGAGTCGCTCCACCAAGTGGTCTGGCGCCGTAGCGACGGCGACCAGGTGATTCGCCGAGGGCTGCCGCTGGCGCAGGCCATTCAGTGGCAGGATCGGAAGACGACGGCGCACCCGGAGTGCGAGTTCCTGATCCTGCAGGACGAGCAAGTCGATGTGCGAGTCATTCAGGAAGTCAAGGAAGGAGTCCAGATGACGAACGAATGTGCGCTCGCCTTCGTGGCGGCGCTGACGAAGGGCAAGACGGGGGGTCTTCTCGAGGCCGTGATGGGCCGCGGACGCGTGGCGACCCCCGAGGCCTTCGAGTACAAGGTGAGCGGCATTGCCTGCGACCTCGCGGACGAGCTCGTGGGCCAGCTCGAGGAGTACACCGTGAGGCTGCGCTCCATCGTCGAGCAGAACCGGCAGCTCCTCGTGGCCGACCTGGAGGCCGAAAAGGCAAACGGCTTGCCCTTCATGGGCGAGGCGATTGAGGCGGAGGGCCGGAAGGGCAAGCGGCGGAAGGCGGTAGCGCAGTGAGCGAGACCGAGCTGATCCAGGAGACAGAGGCGGCCGCTCCCCCGCCCGCGGTGCGCGAGCGGGGCTTCGAGGGCGGACTGCTGACACCTGAGAGCGTGACGGAGATCGAGGGCCAGGTGGTGCTGATCAAGCGCATGCGCCTCGCCGTCTGCCGGTTGACGGAGGCGGCGCACTGGCGCGACTTCGCCGGCAAGCCCTACCTCCTCTCGGGCGGTATCCATGCGATAGCCAGCACGATCGGCGTCGAGTTCGCCGAGCCCAAGGTCTTCCGTGAGGCCGGCCAGGACGAGCGCGGGAGGTTCGTCAATTTCCGCTGCGAGATCCACGCCGAGTGGCGAGGCCGGCGGCTTTATGACCTCGGCACGGCCAGCACGCGCGATCCCTTCTTCGGCGAGGCGAAGGGCAGGGCGATCCACTTCGAGGCGATCAACATCGGGAGCGTCGAGAAGAAGTCGATTACGAACGCGCAGCAGCGCGTGCTCAACAAGATCACCGGCCTCGGCGGCGTCACCTGGGAGCTGCTCGACACGATCGGAATCCACCGCGGGGCCGGCGGGACGACCCGCTTCAAGGGCCAGGAGGGGCGCATGGCTACCGGCGCCGGCGAGTGGACGCCGGAGAAGGAGCGGCTCTGGGGACTGCTCCTTGAGCTCAACGCGGCGGCGGCGGATCAGGCGGCGGCGGAGCTGTTCCGGCTCACGGACAATCCGCAGAAGGGCTATGCCGGCATCCGCGACCCAGCGCAGCTCTCGACGAACCAGATAAAGTGGTTGTTGCCGCGGGTCGAGGCGTTATGGAAGCAGCAGTTCGGCGAGCTGCCGGAGGCGAAGGATCCGGTGGCCGCCGCGGCGCCGCGCGAAGCGGGGCAGGAGGGCTAAGCCGTGGCCAAGGTGCCGATTCCAGCCGAGAACACCGTCAAGCCGTGCGAGTACTGCGACACCTTGATCTTCTTCGCGCGGACGCCAAAGCCAGCGAACATGCCGCTCGAGGCGAAGCCGCTGCGCCTCTACCGCGTGAAGCCGCTGGGGCCGGGTGAAACCCAGCACGCGTGCGAGGCGGTCGAGGAGCTGCTCTTCGTGCCCCACTGGGGCAAGTGCCCCGGCGCGGCGCGGGCGCGCGAAAAGGCGCGGAGATAGCGATGCAGCTCTTCAACGTCCATCTCGCCCGCGACGCCGGCGATCACGCCGGCTGCTTCGCGGAGGTCTACTGCCTCCGGCTCGCTGCGACCGATGGTTGGTGCGAGCGCATCGATCTCGGGGCCGACGGGAGTCTCTACCGCTGGGCGCTGCGCCCATACTACGACGCGGCGCTCTTCACTCGCAGCCCCCTGCGTGACCGGCGATTCCGCCTGCCGGTCGAAGGCCTTTACCAGGTGCACTCGTGGATGCAACTCAAGAATCAGTACCGCCAGGTGCTGTTCTGCCTCGACACCGCTGGACAGATCGAGATCGTGGCGGACACGCTGCAGGGAGCCCACATCGACGATCTCCATGACGCGGCTCGGGCCTGGTTTGCCAGACGGAAAATCCGGCAGGCGGTGCGGAGGAGTAAGGAGGCATCGGCGTGATGGCGCAGGTGAAGAGGAGACGGCCGGTGCCGCACCTGCGGTCGCGATTCGAGCCATCCGTGGATGGCCGCCGATGGGTCCTCGTCCTTCCGCGTCTTCCACTGACGGCGAACGAGCGCCTGCGCCTCCATTGGGCCGCGCAGCGCAGGGACGGCAAGAGCTGGCGGGAGGCGCTCTTGGCCGCCGGCCGGCCACCGCGAGAGCCGCCGGCTCGCGCCGTCGTCAGGCTCACCATCCACCGGCGCCGGCTTCAGGACCCAGACAACCAGGTGGCCTCCGTGAAGCCGATCCTCAACGCGCTGGTGGCCCGCGGCTGGCTCGTTGACGACTCGGCCGACCACGTGGACCCGCACGTCGAGGAGTGCAAGGGGCTGGCCGTGGGGACGGTCGTGGAGTGGGAGGAGGCGCGCTGATGCTCGGACGCCGCGAGAAGGCTGGCTTTCAGGTCTGGCCCGACGACGTGCTGTCATCGAGCCGGATCGCCCTGATGAGCGACCTGGAGTTCCGGGCGTACTTCGTTCTCTGGTGTCACTGCTGGAACCTGGGGTGCGTGTTGCCGGAGGACCGCGAGTCCCTGCGGCGCCTAGTGGGCCTCCGGGCTGACGGCGTCACCGACCTCGTCCTCTCGTGCTTCGATCCGCACCCGACAATGCCCGGCACGTTGACACACAAGAAACTCTATCGGCAGTTGCAGTTCACGAAGATTCGTAAGTCCGCTGGCCAGAAGGGTGGACAGCGTTCTGCAGAGGCGCGCGGAGAACCACACACACAAGCATCTCCGCCGGCGACAGCAGAAGCAAACCACACAGCAAATGATCAAGCAAACGAGCAAGCAAAAGGCCAAGCAAACTGGCAACATCTTCATCCATTCCATCCTTCCATCCCTCCATCCCAAGAATCATCCACCCCCCCAGCCCCCCCAAACCAGCGTGGGTGTGGTTCGTCGAAGGCCGACGAAGAAAAACCCGGCCGACCGGAGGTCCTGGAGCGGCTCCGCGTGGTCGGTCGATTCATTCGGGTCTGGGGTTTCACCGCTGACGGCGAGGCGGAGGAGATCGTCGATCGACTTGAGACCACCGCGCAGGACCTCGATGCCTGGTCCGAGGTCCTCGCCCGGCCGCCGGCTAGAGTCCACTGGACGAACCCTAAAGGCTACCTGCGGGCCCTGATCTCGCGCTATCGCCACCCGCGGGACGCTCACCTGATTCCGAGCGCACCTTGCGGGGCGGCAGGGATCGAGGAGCTGCGAGGCGTCGCGCAGGCGCTGCGCGGCCTGCAGGACCAGGTCCTCGTCGACGCCCAGGGTGTGGAGTGGGAGCCGGAGGAGCGGGGGATCCGCGTCCGTGGCATCCTGCAGGTCTACGGCTCGCCGGGGGCGCCGGTGGAGCGGCTGCGGGAAATCCTGGCGTCGGCGCGGCGAAAGCCTCGGCCGGCGGCGGTGGACATGCCGGAGGAGCTGCGAAAGCATTTAGGTGGCCGCGGGCCCGGCCCCGCGGCGGAAGCCAGCGCGGAGGCCTCGACGTGATCCGGCACTGCCAGGACTGCGTGCACTGGGTCCCGAGCCGGGTCCACCCCGGCGACGTCGGCGTCTGCACGCACCCGACGTCGGGCCCGCGGCCGCACCGCATCCAGGCGCGGCCGCTCTACGTCGAGTCGATCTACACATGCCTCGAGTGGAGCGAGATGCGGAATATCCTCGGGCAGAACCGCGACAAGGATCGGAAGTGGAGGCGGCCGTGAAGCAGGCGAGGAAGGCTCCAGCAAAACCGAAGCGCCGACCGCGACCGCCCTTCGCCGTCTTCTTCGACCGCAGCGACGCGGAGATCCTGGTGAGGAGGAATCTCAAGACCCTGTCGAGGGTTCGCGCTGTCGTAGCGGAAGAGACCCAGCATCATCCGCGCGTGAGTTTCGTCGTGCGCGACCTCACCGGGGAGATCGTCAGCCTGTGAGACTGAATGGCGGAAGGAAAGCAACTATTTCACGAAAGGAACCGAAATGCAAAAGCGCAAAGCAATCCGACAAGGTGACGTGCTGCTGAGGCCCTGCAAGCCACGCGCAGGACTCAGCCCCCACATCGAGCACATCCTCGCTCGCGGTGAGGCCACGGGCCACCACCACGTTGTGATCGACGGCGAGGTCCTGGTCGATGAGCGCGGCAAGCTCTTCGTCCGAGCGACGCCAGGAACGAAACTGCGGCACCAGGATGAGCGCGGGGCCGTGGCGGACCACCTTCCACTCGTCGTGCCGGCCGGGGACTACGAGGTTTTGATCGAGGAGGAGTACACGCCGCATGGCTTCAGGCCAGTGGTGGACTGATGTTTCCTGCTGACGCGCAGGCGATCATCAATCGGCTTCAGAGGGCGACCAGATGCCATCCGGCGCTGGATCGGCCAAAGGTGGAAGTCGCGATCGCCGAGCATCTCCAGCTTCTAGCACAGACGTCGCTACCAGTGAGATGGGTTGATGATGCCGAGGATGGCTACCACCACGTCATCGAGATCGCCCTGAGCGCCGCCCTGAGCGCCGCCCTGAGCGCCGCCCTGAGCGCCGCCCTGAGCGCCGTCGAGAGCGCCGCCCTGAGCGCCGCCCTGAGCGCCGCCCTGAGCGCCGCCCTGAGCGCCGCCCTGAGCGCCGCCCGGAGCGCCGCCCGGAGCAATTCGGCGATCAATAAGGCCTGCGGGATCTGGATGCCGTTCCTGAACGCCTACGAGGCTGGGCTATGGCTCTACTGGGTGATGCCCGCCGAGGTGGTGGCCGTTCCGAGGCCGGTGTTGCATCTTCTCGAGCACCGCCTCCACTGCGCGGATGGCCCGGCCGTGCATTGGCCAAACGGCAGGGCCTACTGGTTTTGGCGTGGCGTTCAGGTGGAGCGTGACTGGATCGAGCGCCCGCAGAGCCTCGACCCCAAGATGGCTCTGACGGAGTCCAATACCGAGAGGCGGCGCTGCCTCTATGAGATCCTCGGCTACGAGCGGATCCTCGCCGCGGTCAGCGCGAAAAGGGTCGCCATGGACGACTTCGGTGAGCTGTGGGAGGCGCAGCTCGATGATGATCGCGGCCGCCCCGCGCGTTTTGTGCGGGTCAAGTGCCCGAGCACTGGGAGGGTGTACGTCAACCGCGTGCGGCCAGAGGTGAAGACGGCGCGTGAAGCTGTGGCAAGTCGATGGCGGCTGAAGCCTGAGCGGTACGTCCTGGGGGCGGAATCGTGAGCGAGCGTGTCACCAACGTGGATTTAGCTGTGCTGCGGTTTCGCTACGCGCCAGGGATGATCATCCCAGACAGCCTGGCCAAATCGGACGCGCTCTCGTTTCTCGCGCGCTTGGCTGAAGAGGTTGAGCAACTGCGTGCCCGCGGGGACGAGCTTGAATCTTTAAGGAAGGAATTGTCGCCGTATTTATCAAGTGCGCTCGCTGAAGTGGTGAGTGTAGAAACTGTAAAGTTTGTCGCGACGCAGACCATGCAGGATTATGAGGAGGGGTTGTACGGAGCGATTGTTCGACACCATGCCGCTCGGGGGCACGACCGCTGCTGGGAGAATGACCGCGCGCTCTACGCGGCGGCTGGCCTTGAGCCGGGATCCCCAGAGCTTCCACCGCGCGCGGAGTTTCTGAAGCGCTGTGAGGAATACTTTCAGGGGCAATCAGCTCGGCACGCTGAAGCGCAGCCATCGCCCGGCCAAAATGAGAATCAAGGTGAATCCTGATGGGCCTCTATGCCCAAGAGACAACCGTCCCCGTCGAGCGCACGCAAGCTGAGATCAAGCGCGAGTGCCTCCGCTACGGTGCCGATAGCTTCGTACTCGGCGAGGAAGGGGAGAAGGCGATGGTGCAGTTCCGGATCAACAATCGGTCCGTGCGCTTCACTCTGGTCCTTCCGAGGCGCGACGAGAAACGTTTCTGGCGGACTCCAGGAGGCCGGAGAGAGCGCGACGAAAGCGGGGCGTGGAAGGCCTGGGAGCAGGCGTGCCGCCAGAAGTGGCGAGCGCTCTATCTTTTCGTCAGGGCCTCGCTCGAGGCGACCCGCGAAGGGATCGTCGACTTCGACGAGTGCTTCCTCCCGTACATGGTCCTGCCGGACGGGCGGACCGTCGGAGGGCACATGGCGCCGATGGTCAAGAAGGCGATCGAGAGCGGGTCGATGCCGCGGCTCAGTCTCCCGGAGCCATCGAACGGGCAGGAGGTGCAGCGATGAGCGGCCTTCGCGAAGCCCTTCTCGCCCGCTACCCACGCCCGGCGTGGGCCCTCTTCTTCGAGGTCCCGAACGGAAAAGGGGCCCGCGGCGGTACGTCTCGCTACGCGGACGCCATCGCTGTCGGACTCTGGCCATCCGTCGGTCACGAGATCCACGGCTTCGAGTTCAAGTCCAGCCGCTCTGACTGGCTCTCGGAACTGAAGCAGCCTGAGAAGGCCAACTCTATCATGAAGCGCTGCGATCGCTGGTGGCTGCTCACGGAGACCCAGGGCGTGGTGGCGGTCGTTGAGGAGATTCCCAAGTACTGGGGCTTCCTTCACTACACTGGCAAGCGGCTCAAAGTCGTGAAGCCGGCGCCGCAGCTCGAGCCGGAGCCCCTGACGATCAACTTCGTCGCCGCCCTGCTCGCGCGCTCTCAGGATGGAATGATTCATGAGGCCCAGATTGCCGGCAAGCTCGAGGCGGCGAAGGCCGAGGGGAGATGGTCGCAGGACTGGCAGGCGCGACGCGACCGAGAGGAGCTGGAAAAGATCAGAGAACACGCGAAGCAACTGAAGGCCGAGACCGGCATCGACGTCAGCGCCAACGCCTGGGACTTCCACGGAACGGTAGGGGCAATGAAGCTCGCGCAAAGTCTCGGCCACACCAGGATGGAAAGGCTGGCGGAGAACGCCGAGCTGCTCGAGGCGATGATCGACTTCGAGACCGCCGCGCGACGAGTAATCCGCGCGCGACAGGGAACGTCCGCTCTGAAGGCGACTGCGCCGACGCATCCCGGCCAAACCGCGAACGTAGGGCAATGACCGTCCGGATCATCACCGGCGACGCGCTCCAGGTCCTCGGAGGTCTCGGAGACCAGACCTTCGACTGCGTCGTCACCTCGCCGCCCTACTGGACGCAACGCGACTACGGCGTCGAGGGGCAGATCGGCCTCGAAGCGACCATTGAGGAGCACTTGGACCGTCTCTCCGAGGTCCTCGGAGAGGTGCGGCGCGTCCTGCGGCGGGACGGAAACCTCTGGCTCAACTACGGGGACGCCTACAACACCTGCAACGGGGGCCAGAGTCCGAACGCGTTCCGGTTGTTCCTCCGGAAGCGCGGCCGGCAGCCGGTCCTCGCCACGGGCTTCGGCCTCAAGACCAAGACTGTGAAGCGGAAGAGCCTGATGGGGCTCCCATGGCGCCTGGCGCTCCGCCTCGAGGCGGAAGGGTGGTATCTGCGGTCCGACGTCATCTGGCGGAAGCCGAACCCCGTCGAGTGCTCCGACGTCGGACGCCCGAAGAAGGCCCACGAATACGTGTTCCTCCTCGCCAAGTCCGAGATGAACTTTTTCCGAGGATCCTCGGAGAGCGTCTGGGAGTTCGCCCCGGAACACGTGCGGGGCCACCCGGCGCCGTTCCCGCAGGCTCTCGTCCGGAGGTGCCTCGAGCTCGGGTGCCGTCCCGGGGGCCAGGTCCTCGATCCTTTCGGCGGGTCTGGGACCGTGGGGTTAGTCGCCGACCAGCTCGGCCTCGACGCCACGCTGATCGACCTGAACCCCGAGTACTCGGAGATCGCGCGTCGGCGGATCTACGAGGATGCCCCGCTCCTCACCGACGTCACCGTTGTCAGGGCCACGGAGGGGAGGAGGACGCCATGAGCGAGAGCGCAGGTAACTGAATGGCGGACAAGGAACGCACGGAAGACCAACTCAGGGCTCTCCTTCGAGAGGCCGCCAAGATGCTCCGTTGCCTCGCGAGCTTCGAGAGTTACGCTGGGCCCTCGGAGCGCGTCTTTGGTCCGGAGCGGATTTATGAGCTGGCGGCGAGATGTGAGGTGGCCGCAAACGCAAAAGAGTAAGATGGCCTGACGAACCCGAAAGGAACCCCGTGAAGTACAGGGTAAGAATCCGGTGCAATGCGACTGGGGAGATCCGCCTGAGCGCTCCCTGTGATTGGCCGGACGACGGGTCGCTCTTCCTTTGGGAGGAAGGCAACATGGTCTGCGACTGCAACCGGAAGGCCGAGTTCCTGCGTGCCGACTTGGTCTCGGAGGAAGAAATTGAGCGAGAGGAGTTTCCTTGTGGTAGATCCGAATACGCCGCCATAGAAGCGATTCGCGACGACGGGTTAGTTTTCAAAATAGATGGTGACGATGCCGCCTCGGCCGGAGGGGGATCATAATCGAGCTGCACTTCACCGCCCGCCGCCTCCTGGCCCACGGCCGCGAGGAATCCTGCGACGTCGCCTGCGAGACGTGGACCCGCGGAGCCAAGCTGACCGTCGGTTCCGGCATCGACCGACACGTCGTGTTCCTGACCGAGGAGCAGGTGCGAGATCTTATCGCCGCTCTGGTTCATATTCCGGCGCCTGTACGGCAGAGGCGCCGGCGAGGTAGCCGCTGAATGCCCGCCCGCACGCGGACCCCGCCCACCCCCGAGGAGCAGCTTGCCGTGGCGCTCGACGCCATGGCGACCGTCCGCGGCTGGCTCGATCGCGCTGCTCTCCAGGTCGCCTACCTCCAGGGGACGCTCCTGAGCGGCGCCGCGGGGCTCGACCCTGCGAGGAATCCCCGACTGCAGATCCTGGCGGCCACCACGCCGGCGGGGAAGGGAGGATCCCCGGACCTCGACGGGCTGGCCGAGCAGGTGGCCGACGCCCTGGGCCAGGACGGGGAGGACGCCCTGTGGGCCACAGTCCTCCGCCGGGCGGCCATCCGTCTGGACCTGCGGGCCCGGTCGACCGCCAAGCCGCGGGCCCCGAGGACCGTGCGGGACCCACTGGCTGCGAACCTGACACGAGGATCACCCCCCTGAATAATCTGTTGGACATAAGCCGCAAACCTGTCTAGTAGGGTCGGGCATGTTCGGCGGCCGACCCCTCCTGAGGACCCGAGGAAACACGTTACTGCCCTACCTGCCGCCGATGTGGGGAGGCCTGGCACTTTCAGGCCTCCTCTCTTTTCGGCTGGTGGCCGTGCACCGGGGCTGCCGCTGAGCCGTGGCTACTCGCTTCTACTTCCCCGCCAGCGAGCTGTCGCCAGTATCTCCATCGTACGACGCCGGCTGGTCGAGCAGTGCGCAGGGCAAGCGGCGACGGTTGGCGCACATCAAGGCGAGCAGCACGGTCGCCACCGATGGTAACATCACACTCCCAGGAGCCGCCGGCGAAAAAAATCTCGACCGTCAGTACATTTCCGACCCCATCAAGGGCGGAACCATTTCTGGCACCCTGAAGTGCCAAATTATGGCCAAGGAGTCGGCCACAAACGACAACGTTGACGAAGGGTGGTTGCAGGTCTGCGTGGTCTCTGGCGACGGCCAGACGTCCCGCGGAATTCTGCTCTCAATCGGGCACTATGGGATTACGAGTGAGTACTCCACAGGCGCACGTAACAAGACGCTAGCAAATGGAGACACCGTCAGCTCGGTGACTGCCCAAGATGGAGACCGCATAGTCGTCGAGATGGGCCACTCAAACTCCACCGCTGGCACCTCGATCGGCGCCACCTTCTACTACGGCGAGAACGGCACCGACCTGCCGGAATCTGAGGTTGGGACGACAGGTGCAGGCTGGATCGAGTTTTCGGCCACCATTGTGATGATGAAGTCTCGGTTTTGGTTTCCGAAAGACGAGCCGGCCGCCGTATCTCCGGGATATGATACCTGGACGGACACCTCGGAAGCTCTCAGGCGCCGGTTAGCGCACGTGAAAGGAGCGAGTGCACTCGGGGCTGGCTCTTTGATCACGCTGTCTGGCGCAGCCGGAGCTGCCGACCTTGATCGGCAGTATGTATCCGATCCCATCAGAGGAAGGTTGATCTCTGGATGGTGCAAATGCCAACTCATAGTGTACCAGCAGCAGGTTGCTGACAACCTCGATCAGCTTTGGCTGGCAGTCAGAGTTGTGTCCGAAGACGGAGCAACGCTACGCGGAGAGCTGCTAAATCGCTTGCACTACGGCATCACTAGCGATTATGGGGTTGGATTTCTCGGCCGGCTAAACAAAACCGCCGCCGATGGCGACCTCATGACGTCAGTAACTGCGCTGGATATGGATCGAATTGTAGTCGAGCTAGCTCATTCTAATGTCAATACCGGCTCAGTTCCCCAAGGCATCGGCTACTGGGGTGAGGCCGGCGACGACCTTCCCGAGGACGAGACGACCACAAGTGGCGCCGGATGGATTGACCTCATCATTGGCGAGCCCATCACTATGTTCAGCACCATTTCTGAGTTGAGGCAATTCGAGAACCCAATTCTTCGAAAGCGAAGACCGAAACCCTACTAATTTCCTTCAAACGACTGGCTAAGGAGGCCAGAAAGCATGAGAAAGTACCAGGTTCCGTTCCAGAACGCGGTCCTGACGGCGAGCATCCTCAACTCGCTGCACCGCATCGTGTCAGGTAGCGCGTACCGCATCAACCTCTGGGAACTGTTCCTCGGTTCCAGGGCCTCGGCGGACGCGGCTGCTTCATTCGAGATGGTGCGCGAGACCGCGTTCACCTCCGGTGGCGTGGCGATCACCCCGGCCCCCATCGATCAGGGGGATCCAGCTTCCGTGGCCACGGCGTCCACCGGCGCCACGGGTACGGTGTTCGTCGGTCTGACTGGCACCGTGATCGTGCTGGCCTTCGGCATGAATCAGCGCGGCACGTACCGCTTCGTCTGCGACCCGGCGACGCCCATCAAGTTCGCCGCCGCGGCGAATGCCGGGGCCGTCCTGTCGTGTGACTCGGTTTCGGCGGCCTACAACGTCGATGGCGGGAGCGTCTTCTCGGAGTAGTCACAGATGAGCCTCACCACGCGACGTGGTGGCAGGGCACGGCAAAAGTCCCAGCAGGAAATCGTTGCGGACATGGTCCGTCGCGGGGTGCCGTACTTCACTGTCGGTCCCCGCGGTCGGCCGGCCGTCGAAGGACAGCGCATGCTGCCGGCGCGCAAGCCGGCAGGCACTATGTTCGTGAACGACCAACCTGCGGCCGACGCCCTGCAGTGCAAGCACTGCGGAGGGCAGTTCTTTCTGTCGCGCGACACCAAGCGGCGAAGCGGGTGGTGCATGAACTGCGCCGGCCCAACCTGCCCGCGACCTGAATGCGACCCCTGCACCCCCTTCATGGCGAAAATCGAGGCGGCCGAATCCGCCAAGCAGCGCCGACAACTCCGACCTTTCTGATTTCACGATAGACGAGGCTTCACGTGTACCCCACCTGGTGGTACCAGCAACGATCTGAGCCGATCCCCGACCTGGCGGCACCGCCGCCCGTTGCCTGGGGATGGCAGTCTGCCTTGCCGGCACCGAGACGCCTGGGCCTGTCGGTGGCGCTCCTGCTCTCGACATCCGTCGCCGTTGTGGTTCCGGTCTCGGCGGTCGGGCCCCTGCCCGAGCTCGCACGGCCCCAGGTTGCTCGTCGTGCCACTCGGGTAGACCTTGGTGGCGGAGTGGTCTACGATTCTTCCGCCGACAGCGCCGCGGCATGGGGCGTCGACCTGGAAGTGCCACGTAGGCGTCCACCGCGGCGAGAGGATCCGCCGCAGGTCCTCCACCAGGAGGCGGCCGCCCCTGTCGTGTGGGGGTGGGGGATGGACCTGTGCCGTGCCCCGCCGCGCGTGCCGCTGCGCGTGCCACCGGTGGTGGTCCCGGTGGTGGGCGAGGCCGCTCCCGCGATCGAGTGGGGATGGCTCGGGGGGCTTGAGATCCCGCGCCAACGGTTCCGCTCAGCAGCGGAGTCAGAAAGCTGTCCTGCGAGCGTTCAGGGGCAGGCCTGGGGCTGGCAACAAGATCTTCCGGCACCACGCCGACAGCAGCGGATTGCCACGGCGCAGCCTGGTGCTCTTGGTGCGGCGCCCGACGCTCTCGGATGGCAAGCCCCGTTGGCTCAGCCGGCCTTACGGCCACCGCGCCACCGGGAGCCATCGGCCGAGCCGCCGGCGGTTACGGGTCAGGCCTGGGGCTGGCAGGGAATGCTGGCGAGTCCGCGACGTCCCGGCGCCGTCCAACGCGACCAAGGCCAGGTGCCGGTCGTCCAGGCTGCTGCGGCCCCAGTGGCCTGGGGCTGGGCTGGCGAGCTGTCAAGACCGGCCATCAGGCTCCGGCGGCTGGCAGATCCCCAGGCGACTCCCACGGCTGTCACGGGCCAGGCCTGGGGGTGGCAACAGGACCCGCCGGAACCTCGCCGGCGTCGAGACAGCGCTGCTGCACCTGGCACACTGGGCGCTTCGACCGACGCTCTGGGGTGGATGGCCGAGCTCGCGCGCCCTCCGGGGCGCAGGCCTCGTCATGCGGATCCGCCAACCACGCCCCCAGCGGTCACTGGTCAGACGTGGGGCTGGGCTGCTCCCCTGGGCGTGCCACGGCGCCCGGCGAAGGTGGCACGTGAGCCCGCATCGGCGCCGATCACCGCTGCTGCCGCCCCAGTGGCCTGGGGCTGGGCTGGCGAGCTGACTCGGACTCTGCGCCGGCGCCCATCCCCCCTGGTGGAGCTGGTCGTACCACCTGCAGTCGGTGGTCAGGCCTGGGGGTGGCAGGCGCCTTTGGCCTCGCCCATCCCTCGCCAGCGCGTGCGTGCGGCCGACCAGGGCACCCAGGTCAGGGAGACCACCGACGGGCTTGGCTGGGCTGCTCCCCTGGCCGTGCCTGCCCTACTCCGGAGCCGCCTCCTCTGGCAAAGCGCAGGCGCGCCCATGGTCTTGCTGCCGCCCGAAGTGATGGCCTGGGGCTGGGGGCCGCCTCTCGAGGTCCCGAGACGTGCCTCCCGCGCCAAGGCGGAGGAGATCGTGGCGGTGATCCACGCACCCGGGGCATTCACCGCGGGCAACTCCCGCAAGTGGACAGCGAGGCCACCGGGGACAGGGTGGGTAGCACCGTTCGGAGGGACTGGATGGAAGACTCGACCAGCAGGAACCAATTGGAAGGCTGTGAAGTGATATGAGGATCGCTGCCGAAGTCTGCGAGAAGACGCCGTATGAAAAGCTGCCGTACGATTTTGACTTCACCGACGTCCTTTTGACTGGCGAGGTGATCGCCGCCAGCCCGCCCCCGACGGTCACGGATACACCCGCGAGTCAGCTCTTACTATCGGCTCCTGTGCTCGCCACCCCAAAGGTGCAGGTAGTCATCGACGGGGGCAATGTGGGGGTGGACTACACGCTGAGCTGCAAGGTGACCACGAACCTCGGATACGAAAGGGAGTGCATTGGGCAGCTCAAGGTGCTCAGCACGTAGCACTGCCTCTACGGCGTGTCGCCACGGGCCGCGGCCCAACACGGCCAGCCACCACGAATCCACCATGGCGGCCCACCATGAGCGGGTCCTTCCTGGGGGGGCCCCGTCCGAAGTGACGGGCGCTTCGCCCTTTCACAGGTTTTTTGACCCAAAATAAGCCCCACAACCACAACCATTTATAGCATGCCCAAGAAAGCGCCATCTGCGAGGTACAAAAGGAGATTAGAGCGGTGGGCGAGCTCCGCATCGAAGGCCGCGGCGGCATGCGGAGTCGGGCGCGGAACTCTCATCGACTGGATCAACCAGGGCTGCCCGGGCAAGCAGGCCGGCGGCTACGACATCGAAGCGATCCGGGCCTGGCGCGCCGAGAACAAGGGCGAGGTCCGCGGCGTTGCCGACAACGGGGAGACGACGGACGCCGCTCGACTCAAGAAGGCGCAGGCAGATGAGCGCGAGGCGAAGGCGGCCCTCGCCGTGCTCCAACTTGCGATCCAGCGCGGTGAGCTCCTGCCCATCATCCAGATCAAGGAGCGGGACCTGGCGCGGATCGCGGCGGTGAAGCGCGGGCTCCTCGCCCTTCCGAAGGCGATGGCGACGCGGCTTGTGGGGCTGCCCCAGAAGGAGATCGAGGTTGCCCTGCGCACCGCCGTCAACGAGCTGCTCCAGAGGTTCGCGAGGATGTGAAGAAGCGCAAGCTCAAGCAGGCCAAAAAGCGGCTCGCGGTCTTCGATAAATGGGAGCAGCGAGCCTGGGAGCCGGTGCCCGAGATCATGGTGGACGAGTGGTCCGAGCAGAACCTCGTCCTCCCCCGCCTCCTCGCCGAGATGTCAGGGCCACTGAGCTGGGATGTCGCCCCCTTCGCCCGCGAGATCCTCCAAGCGGCGACGGATCCGGATGTCGAGGAGATCACCCTGTGCTTTTCCGCGCAGACGTGCAAGACGCTCATCTGCATGTCGATCATCCTCTACTTCCTCGCGAAGGACCCATGGCCCTGCCTCCACGTCATGGCCCGCGAGGACGACGCGGTAGCCCTCAACGAGACCCGCTACCAGGCGATCATCCGCGGCTCCCCCAACCTCGCGACGCTCCTCACCGGCGCTGCCCACGACATGACCCGGGAGGCCATCCGCCTGAACGACACGATGCTGACCTTCGTGGGTGCCAACTCGCCGGCCGCGCTCGCCTTCCGGAGCATCGCGAAGCTCGTCCTCGACGAGACCGACAAGTACCACGAGTTCACGGGCAAGGAGGCCGACCCCATCGCTCTCGCGCGGGAGCGCACGACCACCTACACCTCGCGCCTGATCCTCAAGCTCTCGACCCCTACGACCGAGCGGGGCTACATCTGGCAGGAGTACCTACAGGGGGACAGGCGCCGGTTCTTCGTCCCCTGCCCGCACTGCGGCTACTTCCAGCGGCTGGTGATGGGCACGGCGGAGCCAGGGTGCCCCGGGATCAAGATCCCAGCCGGCGAGCGCGACCCCGAGAGGATTGTCGACCGCAAACTTGCCTGGTACGAGTGCGAGGGCTGTCGCGGGCGCATCAACGACGCGCACAAGTCAGGGATGCTCAGGGCCGGAAAGTGGGTCCCCGAGGCCCAGGAACTCGACCCGAGGACGGGCGAGATCAACGGCATCCCTCCGCCTCGGCGGCGCCTGAGCTATCACCTCTCGAGGCTCTACGCACCGTGGTCGAACACCACCTTCTCCCACGTGATCGCGGAGTTCCTCCGCTCGAAGGATATTCCCCGGCTGCTGATGAACTTCCGCAACTCGTGGCTCGCAGAGGTCTGGCATGACAAGGTGGATGAAGTGAAGGATGAGCACCTGCGCTCGCGCGTGGGGGCCTACAAGGTCGCTACCGTGCCCGCGGAGGCGCACCTGCTCACCGCCGGGGTGGATGTGCAGCTCGACCACCTCTGGTACGTGGTCCGCGCCTGGGGACCGCACGGGGAGAGCTGGCTCGTCCGGGCCGGACGCCTCGGCGACTTCGGGGCGCTGGAAACGGCGCTCTTCCGGGCCCGGTACGGCACCCCTGGGACGCGGGAGACCGTGCCGCTCAAGCTGGTGTTGATCGACGTGGGCTTTGCCGGCCGGAAGGATGAGGTCCTCGCCTTCTGCCGCAGGAACCACTGCCAGGCCGTCCGCGGCGATGCAAACCCTACCCGGAGCGTCACGACCACCACGCAGACGGATTCTGCTGGCCGGTCCTCAGGCTTGGTCTTACTCGACACCGGCTACTTCAAGAGCAAGCTCCATCGCCAGATCCGGATCGGGCTGGGGGACCCCGGGGCGTGGCATTTGCCCGAGGGCCTGGATGAGGAGTATTTCCGCCACCTCGTGGCGGAGCAGCGCATCCTGGTGACGGATAAGAAGACGGGCCGCACCCACTACGTCTGGCGGGTCTTCCCTCAGGGGGCAGCGAACCACCTCTTCGACTGCGAGGTCTACGCCCTAGCCGCGGCGGAGCTACTCGATGTGGAGTATGCCCTCGTGGCCAAGACGGGTTCCTCAGCGCCGTCAACGCACTCGGATCCAAGTCCTCCAGCCGCCGAGGGCGAGCCAGAGCTCGTGCCCCAGCGACCGAGAACGCCGGCCAAGACTCGTAGGTTTACCCGCACCCTCTGCCGAACTTTCTCCAACTAGCATGAAAACACCACGAAACCGCATGGAAAACCCACTAAACCGTGGCGAATTAGAGACTTATGTACCCGTACCGAAGCCAAACCCAGCGACTCAACGGGGGTTGGCGTGCCCCTGGTGTCACGCTGTTGGCGAGAACGATGTGCGGAAGACCTATCCTGGAAACGTTCGTAAGCGTTTCTGCCGCGGCTGCAAGCGGGAATTCCACACGCGCGAAATATCTCCATAAAAAAGGACACTAATGTCCACAGGTCCTTGAGGGGCACAGGAATCGCTGGGACCCTGGCGGCATGGCCTTCTACGCAGACATGCTCGTCAAGATTGATGCGGAGCTGCTCCGGCGTGCGGACGGGGGTTTCGTCGACAGCTACTCCTCGATCGGTGGATCGAGCATCCAGACGATGCCAACGGAGAAACTCGAGGCCATGCGCGACCGCTACGCCGCGAAGACCGCAGCGGAAAACAGCGGCTCCTCTGTTCTTTTGGCTGATCTGCGGGAGCGACGGTGAGACTGGCCAGCCGCTCCCTGTCGCTCCCGGAACGGGTTGGACTGGGCCTCGATCGCGCGCTCGCGATCGTCGCACCCGTCTGGGCGCGAAGGCGGTTGGTCGCCCGCGCCCAGCTCCATGTCATCCATCGCGCCATTTCTGCCGGCCGTCCCGACCGGACAAGCGCCATCCGACAGCCGTCGAAGGCGGGGCCGGTTGAGAAATCGCGGAAGGAGTTGGTTCCGACCCGAGCCCAGGCCCGTGAGCTCTACCGGCTGAACCCCTACGCGCGCGGGGTCGTCAACTCCATCGTGGCCAACCTCATCGGTTGCGGCATCCGCCCCCAGGCGCGTGTGATGAAGCCGAAGCTCAAGTCGCCTGACGAGGACTTCAACGACCTTGCGGAGGAGGAGTGGAAGTTCTGGACGGACACCTCTGGTCCGTCAGGACAGGAGAACTACTACGAGCAGCAACGACTGATCCAGCGGGAGCTACTGGTGCCCGGGGAAGTGCTGCTCCACTTCACGACTCCAGGAGACGGCCGGCGAGTGCCCTTCGCGGTGGAGGTGCTGCCGGCTGAAAGACTGGCCGATCACCTCGACGAGCAACGGAAGGACGGGACGAGAATTATCCAGGGCATCGAGTTCGATGCCTCCGGCAAGCGCGTTGCCTACTGGCTGTACAAGAATCACCCCGGGGATTCCTACCGCCTTGCGGACAAGCCGCAGCGTGTCCCGGCGGAGTCTGTCCGGCACCTATACGAGGAGCTGGAGCCTGGGCAAGTGCGCGGCATCACGCGATTCCTCACGTGCGCCGGCGCTTTCGAGGCGGTGTTGCAGCTTCTCGACTTCTCGCTCACCCGTGCTCGCATCGCCAGCGCCTTCGCGCTGATGATCACCGACGATGGGACAGGCATCCGCCTCGTCAAGACGGGCGATGAGTCGGACGATGAGGATGAGGATGAGAATGAGCTGGCGCACTTCGAGGGCGGGATGCTTTTCCGAGGTAAGCCGGGGCAGGACTTGAAACATGCCGGTCCGGCGATCCAGGACACGAACCTCGAGGCGTTCATGACGGTCATCTTGCGGATGATCGGTCGCGGCCTCGACGTCGCCTACGAGCTGGTGTCCCGCGACCTGTCAAAGGTGACGTACCTCAGTGCACGCCAGGGCGAGAACCAAGACCGCCGTCATTGGGAGCCGCAGCAGGAGTTCTTGAACCGCGTCGCCAACTGTCCAGTCTGGAATGAGTTCATCAAGACCGCGGGCATCGCGGGACGGCTGCGGGTGGGGACGCCACCAGAACGCTTTTGCGCCGTGGACTTCGTCCGCCCAGGATGGGACTGGATCGACCCCGAGAAGGACGCCAAGGCTGACGTGATGATGATCCAGGCGGGGCTCGAAAGTCCGCTCGAGGCGATCGCGCGTCGCGGTCGCGATCCATTCAAGGTGCTCCGCGAAGTGGCGCAGTTCAAGGCGTGGGCAAAAGAGCTTGGGCTCGAGCTGAGCGTCTTCGCCCCACCGAAGCCAACGCCGGTGCAAGTGCCCGAGAAAGAGGAGTTGGAGGATGCCACCGAAGACGAAGAAGAAGCAACAGATAGCGCAACGGCCGCCCAAGCAGCTTAGATCACGCACGCCGGGCGAGGTTCTCCGTCGGATGATGGCGATCCGTGCCGAGGACCTGGATTCGGAGAGCCGCGAGTTGGAGGTCAGCTTTTCGAGTGAGACGGACAAGATTCGCTTTTGGGGCACGCCGGAGATTCTCCTCCATGAGGATGGCTCGATGGACATCAAGCCCCTCCGCGATGTCGGCGCCGTCCTCCTGAACCACGACCCCGACCGCATCGTGGGGCGACCTGAGGACATCCGCCTCGACAGGGATGAGCGAAAGGGGCGCGCCCGGATCGTCTTCGATAGCGACGAGGAGTCCGAACGGGTGCTGGGCAAGGTCCGCAGCGGCAGCCTCCGCGGGGTGAGCGTAGGCTTCGCGGTCGACCGTTGGCAGATCCTCGATGAGGGAGAGTCCTGGGAAAGTCCCGAGGGAAGGACCTTCGATGGGCCGGCCTATCTGGCTACCCAGTGGCGAGTGGTGGAATTCAGCCTGACCCCCATCCCAGCCGACGCGTCTGTCGGGGTGGGCAGAAGTAGTGACGCGAGCCGGGATGACCCCGGTCAGGGAACACTGGAGGAATACTGTATGGACCCGAAGGTGCGAGCCAAGCTCGAAAAGCTGGGCCTGTCGAAGACGGCGAGTGACGAGGAGGCAATCGACTTCCTCGACCAGCTCGAGACAAAGAAGAGGACCGACCCCCCGGAGACGCCACCCAAGCCTCCGGACGAAGGCGGAGAACCTCCGCCATCGGCCGAGGCGAGGCGAGCGGCTGGCGCCGCCGTGGCGGCTGAGCGCGAGCGTGTGAGCGACATCCGGGAGATGTGCGGGCATTACGAGTGCACGCGCGAGCTTGCCGACGAGTTGATCCAGAAGGGCACAACCGTTGCCATGGCGCGGAAGGTGGTCATCGACCGGCTGGCAAAGGAGCGCCCGGTCCTCTCCGGTCCCCGTCGGATCGAGTTCGGCGAGGAAGAGCGGACGAAGTTCGCTCGGACTGCCGAGGACTGGCTCGCACATCGGGTGGGTCGCCTCCGCGATCCGGACAAGGACAAGCTCGCCGGGAGGCTCAATGCCATCCGCTCGATCGACTGCTTCAGCCTCCTCGACCTCGCGCGCGAAAGCTGCCGTCGGGCGAACATCCATGTCGCCGGCGCCTCACGGGATGAGCTGATAAAGCGCGCGATGGCGCACTCAACCTCGGACTTCCCCAGCATCCTCGAGAACGTCGCCCAGAAGGCGCTGCTCCAGTCCTGGGCCGAGGCGCCGTCGACCTGGGAGCCGCTCGCGAAGGTGATCAACGCCGTCGACTTCAAGTCGATGAGCCGCGTCAAGCTCGGTGACGCCGGCGACTTGGTGAAGACTCTGGAGCTGGTGCCGATGTCCCAGGGCTCTCTCGCGGAGGCAAAGGAGACTTACGCGATCGACACCTACACGAAGCGCTTCGGCATTTCGCGCCAGGCGATCATCAACGACGACCTCTCGGCGTTCGACAGCATCCCCGGGCTCATGGGCGCGGCCGCACGTCGTCTGCCCAACAAGCTCTTCTGGGATCTTGTCATCTCTGCGGCCGGGATCGGGCCGACAATGGCAGAAGATGCCACCGCGCTTTTCGCCACAACGCATACGAGTGGCTCCAATTACCTGACCGGCGCCGGCACTGACGCGATCAACGTGGCGAACCTCGGTGCCGTCAAGGCTCTCATGCGCAAGCAGAAGGGTCTCGCCGCGGCTAACGAGGTGGCTCCGATCCTCAACATCATGCCCTCTTTCCTGATCGTCCCCGCGGCAAAGGAGACGGAGGCTCTGCAGTTCATCTCCTCGACCGTCGATCCGGCGAAGTCGAACATGACTCCGAACCCATTCGCCAGCGCCATCCAGGTCATCGTCGAGCCGCGGCTCGACGGCGGCACCAACGGCTTGACCGCCTGGATCGTCGTCGCCTCTCCGAGCGCCATTGCCGGCGCGGAGGTGGCGTTCTTGAACGGCCAGCGCGAGCCGACCCTGATCCGCGTCGATGGCACGGACGTCCTCGGTATCGAATGGGGCCTCTACCTCGACGTCGGCGTGAAATTCGTCGAGCACCGCGGCTGGGCCCGCTCGAAGGGCGCCGCGTAGTCCCTCGCCCTGATCCGAACCGTGGCCTGCGCCCCAACGCAGGCCACGGCTTCCTCTCAATCTCAAGACCCTTCAGAAGGAGTAAGCAGCGATGGCCAAGAACGTAGTGAGGCAGTTCGGGGAGGCGGCGCATGGCACCACGAAGAACGTGGCGTCTGCAAAGACGAGCGGCACCCTGATCCCCTTTCCGCTCACCGCAGGAGCGACAGGGAAGGTGGCCCTCCTGTTGAAGGACGCAGGCGCGAGCGAAGACGGCGTGCCATGCATCCTCGGCGGAGTCGTCCTGAATTACGCCTGCCTTTCGACCGACGTCGGCGATCCCGGCACTCTCATGTACTTCGACAACGGCAACAACCGCCTGACGGCGGTGGTCGGAACGAACAACATGGCGGGCCGCCTCGCAAAGACCAAGCTGAGCGGAGAAACGTCCGCAGACGTCTACCTCAATATGGCCTGATCGTAGGGCGAATCGACCATGTTTGCAGACGTCGCAAAGATCCATGCCCAGTACGTCGCCCAACACGTGCTGGGCGAGAGGGTGGAGTACATGCACCACCCAAGCGTGATCTTCAGCGAGATCGCTGCCGTGGTCGACCGAAACCCTGCGGAAGTGGGCTTTGGGGGGCAGCATCCCGAGAACCACATCGAGATCCACGTGAGTCGCACTGCAATGCCGAACCCACAAATCGGCAAGGACAAGATCCGCCTCGCCTCGCTCAAGGCGGGAGAGGCGGGGCGGGTCTATCGCGTCACGCAGCTCCTCGGGGAGAGCCCTGGAGCGTGGCGACTGGAGTGCGTTGAATGAGCTTCGACGTCCTGGCCAAAGCGGACAGGGTCGAACGCGCCTTCCGAGTCGCAGCCGACCGGCTGCCCCCTCGCCTCCGCGACGCCGGCGCGGAGCTGGGGCGGCGTTACATCGGATTCCACCGAGCGCAAAGGCTTCGGGGGAGGACTGCTGGAGGCCGCGGCGTGCGCGGAACGCGCCGCGGCCTACTCTCCCAGTTCGCCTATCAGGTGACGGGCCAGCGGCTGTCAGACATTCAAGTCAAGATCGGCACGCGCTCGCGCGTCGCGCTCGAGCATGAGCTAGGGATCGTGCGGCGGGCCCCCGCGGGGAGGAACCTCCGCATCCCGTTCAGCAGCATCACGGACAAGGGTCGCCTGCCGGCGCGAGTGAAGAAGCTACTGCGCGAGAGCGGGGAGGTCCTCCAGGCGAGCCGCTCCGGCTTTGAGCTCGTGCGTCGTACGCGGAAAGGCCGGCAGATCACGCGGCGCAATCCCCTGGTGCGGATCGAGAGCGGGAGTGGGACCTACCTTGCCGAGATCGTGAACGCAAAGGGCAATAAGCCTCGGGACCGCCTTCGTCTCCTCTTCCACCTCCACCCGCAGGCGGTCATCCCGGCGCGACTCGACTTCCGCGCGCTCTTCCGCTCGTGGAACAACCAGGCGCTGGCGATCCTCGCCAGGGGCGCAGGACTGGCCATCTCTGACGCGCAGGGAGGCCGCTGATGGCGCTCAGCCTGCTCGAGAAGATGGCGGCGGAGATTAAGACGCGCCTCGAGGAGATCGACGGCATGGCCCCCTACACCTGGGCGGTCAAGAGCGTCCAGCGCTACAAGCACACGCTCGATGGCCGCGAGCATCGGCTTCCGACCCTCACCGACTTGCCGACCATCCGCATGGCCGTCATCGCGGTCGACAAGGAGGGCCTGGGGCCGGATGTCGAACTCGGCACGTGGAAGGTGACGGCGACGGTGGAGATCGAGCTGTTCCTGCCCCAATTGGAAGGCGGCCTCGATGACGACGACTTCTCAGCCGCCGTGGCCGACCTCGAGCGCGCGATCTACGTCCTGCCGTGGAATGGCCTGGGAATCGGTGCGGTACCCCTGGGCACGCGCAACGCGCGCTTCGATCTTGAGACGGGCGTGCCGGTGGACGGCGTGCGCCTCACCGCCAGCTTCCAGTACCGCCAGGATTTCCAGGACCCGACTATCTGAGAGGAGACCGACGTGGCCGACCATTTTCTCACCCTGACGCAACAGCTCGCGGCCAAGATCGAGGCCGTGCCGGGGACCGTCGAGGCGCTCACCGCGGCCGAGGTCGACCTGCGCCCTTTTCAGAGCTTCAGCTCTGAGCCCGAGCTCCTGCGCTTCAGTAATGACGAGGTCGCGGAAGACCAGGCGCAGGCCCCCGACTTTGCCGGCGGGCACTCGATGGCCATCGGTCTCTCGTGCATCCTCTCGACGAGCGGCGTCGTGGGCACGGCACCGGCCATCGGGCGCTACCTCCGCGGCTGCGGCATGAAGGAGCAGGCGGTCCAGCAGATCACGATCGGCAGCATCTCTGGCGGCGATGCTCAGTTCAAGGCGGGCGAGACGTACTCCGCGACTGGGAGCAAGACGGGGATCATCGAGCAGGACATCTCGGGAGCGGGCGCCCTGAAGTATATCGTTCTGACCGGAGGCAACCTCATCGCGGCCGACGTAGTGACCGCCGGCGGCGACTCGGCGACCACCAGCGGATCCACGACGGCCTACGCCACCCTCTACACCCCGCGGTCCACCGGCCAGGAAACGCTGACCGTCCAGCGTGGGGAGCAGATCGAGACCGATGCTGCAGGGCAGGATTATCTCTACCGAGTCCGAGGAGCCCATGGTACTGGCTCGCTGGAGTTTAACGCGCTGGACAAGATCCGCGCGAACCTGCGCTTCACCGGCATCTGGGACTTCACCGGCGCCGGCGACCTCTTCAGCGGCGTGACGTATGAGGACAACATGCCGGCTCCTCAGTTCATCAACGCCGTGCTCCAGATCGACGGCGTGGATATCACCACCGACCAGTTCGTGATGGACCTTGGCAACGAAGTCTCGATGGATCCAGACCCGAGCACCGTGGGCGGTACTGCCGGCTATGACCGCGCGAGGATTGCCAACAGGAAGCCGACGATCACCATCAACCCGAAGCGCCTGAAGGCTTCGGTTTTGGACGACCTCCTGAAACTGAAAAGCGGCAGCACGTTTGCCTTCAGGTGCGTTTGCGGCGCGGCACCGCAGGCGCTGGAGATCGTGGCCGCAAAGTGCCAGATCAGGGCGTGGGCGGGGGGCACGCGCGCGGGACGCGAGACGGCGCGGCTGACGCTCGCCATCTGCCGGCATGCGACGGTCGCCGACAAGGATTACGCCATCTATTTCCGCTGAGAACCGAAAGGAGCCCGCCTTTGGCACGAGTCCGAGCCAGTCTGGGGGAGTTCGATTACATCCTCGAAGGCGATCGCGAGATCGCGCCGGAGGAACAGACGGTCTTCCGGTTGAAGCCATTGAGCTGGCGCGATCGCGAGGCCATTTCAGAGCAGCAGGTGTTCACCACCCGAAGCGGCATGGGATACGTGCCGGCCAACCAGGAGGCGAAGATCCGGAAGATCCTCAGCGCCGGCCTCATGGGCTGGCGGAACCTCAGGGACGAAAACGGTAGCGACGTGGCCTTCAGCATGGAGGTCAAGGGCGGCGAGCGTCGGATACCCGACGAGCTGCTCGAGCGCATCGCACCGTTCCGCATGGAGCTCACCGAGGCGATCCTCGATGCCTCGAGCCTGGGAGCTGATGCGAAAAAAAACTCTACGTGACATGGGCCGCCATCTGCGGCCGCGGCTACTACGAGACCGGAGAGCTACTTCAGACGTGTCGAGTCTGCAGAAAAGAAGAGCACGCAGCGCGGCGGGTGGAGTGGGGATGCGACGCACCAGCGCGCGAGGTGCAGCTCTGGCTCCCGTGCGTCCTTTGCCGCGGCGAGCGCCCGGACTGCCCGGACTGCCTGGGCCGAGGGCGTGTGGCGTGCCACCGATGCCCCCAGGCCGAGATGGAGGACTGGGCGGTTGCGGCGGTGGGCCTCCACCGCGGATGGCCGGGCTTGCTCTACCAGGCCGGAGGGTATGCCGAGCAACCAGCGCCTTACATCGAGATGATGCACCTCCTCGACTGCGCGAAGGCTCTCACGCACCTCGCGGCCGAGGAGGCGGCGTCGCGCGAGGCGGAGTTCAGGAGGGGCGGTGCCTGACAACGAGCTGAGCATCATCGTCCGCATGCGCGACTTCGCCACGCAGGAGCTGGCGCGGGTGCGGCGAAGCTTCGGTCAGTTCTCCTCCGACGTCACCGGCATCTTCGGAGGCCTATCCCGGAGCGTCTTCAGCTTCAAGGGCATCCTCGCCGGGGTCGGGGTGGCGATCGGGGTGAAGGAAACGCTGGGCGCCATCATCGACACCGCGGGGAAGGCCGACAAGCTGGGCGATCTCTCGCTTCAGCTCGGGGTATCGACCGAGGCCTTGAGCGAGCTGGAGTTCGCTGCCGGTCAGTCGGGCGCCTCGCTCGAGGACCTCGAGGCGGGGTTCCGCAATCTCCAGAAATCGGTTGGCGAGCTGCGTCTCGGCGGCGGCGAGGGGGCGCACAAGCTCTTCAGCCTGCTCAGCGAGGACTTCCAGCGGATGGTCGAGGAGGGCGCTGGGGCGGAGCAGCTCTTCGGCCAGCTCTCAGTGGAGTTTCGGGGCCTCGGCGATGCGGAGAAGGTGTTCGTCGCGTCGAAGCTGTTCGGGAAGAGCGGGACGCGCCTCATCCCCCTCCTGAGCGAAGACATCGACGAGTTGCGCGAGATGGCGTCCAAGCTGGGGTTGACGCTCAGCCGCGATGCGGCGCGCGCGGCGGACGCCTTCGGCGACTCCCTGGGTAAGCTCAAGGGCGCCTTCCAGGGGTTGAAGCAGCAGGTGATCCTGCCGCTCCTGCCGGAGCTGACGAAGGGCCTGGAGTTTCTCACCAAGCTCGTTCGCGAGAACCGCCCGGCGATCATCAATTTTTTCGCCGATCTCGTGGAGTCGGGTGGCGAAGCCGCCAGGACCTTCGCCGGCCTGATCGTGCAGGTGGAGGCGGCGATCGGCCCGCTGGCTCGCATGGCGACGCGGCTTGAGATCCTGAAGCTGACCGCCGGTGGGCTGTTCGATAAGTTCGCTGGTGCCCTGCCAGGGGAAACGTTTGAGCAGACGCAGCGCCGCGGCAACGCCTTGATCCAAGAAGCGGCCGCGCTTTCTGACGAGTTGGGGCGCCACGCGGAGGAGCGGAAGCGCATCCTCGATGGTCTGAGCAAAGCGTTTGAGGAGAACACCAAGGCGGCGGCGACGCGCATCCGCGCGCTGGCCGCCGAGCTGCAGGCAGTTCAGGATTTCGTCGGTCCGCCGCTCCCCAGGGGCTTCGGGCCGTTCGGCCCTGAGCAGTTCGTCGGTCCGCCTCTTCCCCCTGGGTTCGGACCCCAAGAGCCGTTGCTGGACATCGAGGATCCCCGCGAGGAGCGGGTCAACCGTCTGGCCGAGGCCGAGCGCCGCCGCGCCGATGCGCTCGAGCGACACGAGACGGCAGCGCATGAGAAGTGGATGCAGGAGCACGACGCGATCCTAGGTGTCAGCGCCGCCCTCGACCAGCTCGCCGACAATTCCACCAAGTGGGGCCTGGCTTTCGGCAGCGCCGTGGGGCAGGTGACGGATGTCCTGGCCAACGACACGGTGGACGCGCTCCTCGCCGTCCAGGAGGGGACGGTCAAGGGCCGTGAGGCCTTCCGGCGCTTCGCCCGCGCGGTCCTGGCCGACATCCAGCGGATCATCCTGCGCCTCATCATCGTGAAGATCCTCGAGGCCGGGATCGGCGCCCTCGGCGGGCTATTCAAGGGAGGCGTCGCCCAGGACTACCCGACAACCGTGGGGCTACCGGGCGGAACGACGGTGACGCCAGAACGCCTGGGCGGGATTGTTCCCGGGCACCTCATCCCCATCGCCGGCCACGCCCAGGAGGGCACTATCGCGCGCCGCCGGGGGCTCTACGAGCTCGCTGAGACCGGGCAGGCGGAGCTGGTGGTGCCACTCGCCGGCAACCGCGATGTACCTGTGCGCCTGGTCGGCTCCCGGCCTTCCGGCGGGCGGGAGGACCTTCGCGCGATGCTGCAGGTCGTAGTCCACTTCCACTCGCATGCCCTGTCCTCGGCCGAGGAGCGGTCGATGCTCGAGCGGAACGCGCGCATCATCGGTGGGATCGTCGTCCAGGAGGCCAACTCGAAGCTCGCGGTCCGGGAGGGCCTCGCCGCCTGATGGACACGCTCAACCTCGAGGCCAATGGCTGGCGCATGCAGCGTGAGTACCCCATCCGCCCGCGATTCATCGTCGCTGAGGATGAGCGTGAGCTCGGAAACGTCAAGAGCGTCGCGGTCGCCCAGAGGGCCCTCCGGCGTTTCACGTTGCGCTATAAGACGGACTTGCGCTCGGCCGCGGAGTACGTCGAGAGCTTCTTCGGGCGGCAGGTGGGGCCGGTCGCGCGGTTCCAGATGACCCTCCCCGAATACGCCCCGACCCCGGATGCGGCGCCGGTCGTGGAAGCGGTAGCCGGCGGCACGCAGGGCTCGCGCACGATCTACGTCCGCTTCGCCTGGCGGAACGTCAACGGCACGACGCTTGCCAGCGCCACGGCTTCGATTCTTATCCCGGCGAACAACCTCCTGCGGGTGAAATTCCCCTACTACCCCCCATCGATCACCCAGGCGGTGGTCTATGCCACGCAGGGCGCGCAGGGGACGGAGGTAGAGCAGACGGTGGTCACGAACCAGCCGAGCTGGACCCAGCCCAATGCGGCGCTGCTTCTCTTGACCGCTGCCCCGGAGACGGCGAACACGGCGAAGGTGCTGGCGAAGCTGCGCCTCCTGGAGACGTACGAGCTGATCCGGCAGATCGGCACCCAGTACCAGCTCTCCCTCGATCTCGAGGAGGTCCACTGATGCAGGCAACGTCGGCCGTCCTCAAGGCGTGGAAGGGGGCGGAATCCATCAGCGACCCGCTGGTGGTGCTCTACGACGTCGAGGTGGCAGATGCCCAGTTCCTCCGGCTCGTGGAGGGCGACCCGCTGGGGACCGGCAGCGTCAGCTATAACGGCCAGACCTACCTCGCCGCGGCGATCGCGCGCGAGGAATTCGCGCAGTCGATCGAGGGTGAGATCCCCGTCCTGCGCGTCGCCCTATCCAACATCGATGGCGTCGCCGGCGGCTACATGGAGCAAAACGAGCTCGACGGACGGAAGGTGACCATCACCTACGTCCCAGCCTCCAGCCTCAGTCTTGCCGACGCCATCGTCCAGGAATTCCGCATCCAGGACCAGGCGTACAACCGCGAGAAGGCCATCCTCACTCTGGGTCACGAGGCGATGTTCCGCCGCAGGGTGCCGAGCGTGGCGTTCGTCCGCCACAAGTGCCAGTGGCTTTACGAACGGCGCTTTCAGGTCGGTGATGGCTGAGGCTTTCCCTCCGACGTGTTCGGTCCGGACACGGCCCAGGACTTCATCGTCGGGCGCACCGGGAACGGCGAGCAGAAGCGGCGGTTCGGCTGGTGGACCCTCAACGCCCTGCGCGCCACCGCTTGGGACGTCGATCAGTCGACGCCCGACATGCTGCACATGGAGGCGGAGGGGGATGGTATCGACTGGTCGGCTGGCATCCACGATGGGCCCTTCGGCTTCAAGAGGATCACGGGGGATTTTGACGTCTACTCTCTCGTCGAGCCCATTGCCGACCGCATCGGGTTCATGTTCGGCCTCTGCTGCCAGGAGGACGCCGACCTCTTCGACTCCTGGGTGTTTGCCGGCTGGACGCTGAAGAATGACGAGCAGCGGGCGCTGCGCTTCGCCTCTGCCGAGGATTCCGTCGCCGGCGCCAAGGTGGATCTTACGGGGGTGACGGACTCCATCCTCCGGCTCACCCGCGCCGGCGACGTCTTTACAGCCCACTACAGCGCTGACGCCGTGTCGTGGGTGCAGCTCGCGCAACGGACGGTCGTGCTCGACGCGGCAGTCCGGCTCGGCTTCCTCCTCGCCGCTCCTGGCATCGAGCATTCGGCCATCGGCGGTATTGCCCACTACCTGCAGTTCCGCTCGGGTGGTCTGAGCACTTGCGACCGCACGCTCGACGGCCCCTTGGGCTGCCGCGTGCACGACAACGCGCACCGCATCCGCATGATGCCAGGGATTCCCCGGCGATGAAGCTCCAGGCCCTGTCAATCAACGCTTTCAGCTTCCCGACCTATCTCGTCGAGTACGAGGACATGGTGGGCTGGCGCTACGCGACGGCCGGTCGCTCCCTCGCCGGCGTCGACTGCGCCGGGGTGATCCTCGAGATCTACCGCCGGGCCGGCCTCGGCCTGCCTGACCCAGCGCGTGGACTGATTACGGAGTTCGGCATGGCATGGGAGAAGGTCTCCGCGGCCGACACCCTGTACGACCTCCTGCGCTTTCGGCCCGACACCGGCGGCCTCGCTGGCCAGGACCACCTCGGGGTCCTGGTGCGGCCCGACGTCGTCCTCTCCGCGACCAGGGTCCTGGGTGTCCACGCTCGTCCCCTCGCGGTCTACGCGCGCATCCCGCGCGTCGAGAACTGGCGTCTGAAGGCATCGGTCATTCCGATCGGACCTGCCGTACCGCCAGACATATGGGGCTGGGCCGGCGAGCTGGCAACACCAGTTTCCCCATCTCCAGTTGGCAGCGATTTCGGTTGGGGGGCTACCCTATGATCACCGTGCGCAGGATCGGCGACATCATGCGGCCGAGCGAGCGGCAGGTGCGCGAGGAACTGGCAGGGGCGGAGATCATGGAGTACGCGCCTCCACAGTGGGTGGGGAATCAGAGCCTCCGCTGCATCCACAACGGGAATTGCCTGACCGAGGGTGAGGCCGCGGGCATCATGCCCGAGGAGGGGGACGAGCTGATCTTCTATCTGCTGCCAGGGAGCGCAGGCTTTGGCGAGGCCCTGCTCGTCTCTCTCATCGTGAGCGTCATCCTCACGGGCATCAGCTTCGCCATCCAGGCGCTGACCGCGCCCTCTATTCGTGGGCTTGAACACGACCAGGCATCGAGCCCCACCTACGGCTTCGATGGCATTTACAACACCGTCCGGCCTGGCACGCGGGTCCCCCTCATCTACGGGAAGCATCGGTTCGGCGGTCACATCCTCCAGCAGTTCGTCCGTCCGCAGCGCGACCCGCCGGAGGGTGAGGCTGATCCGCAGGCGGGCGAGCTCCACACGCTCCTAGGGCTGGGCCTGGGGCCGATCGATGGCGTGGAGGATCCTCGGATCGACAAGTCGCCGTGGAGCGACTACGGCATCCCTCAGCCGGAAGTCCGACTCGGCGGCATTCACCAGGCGCCCATCCACGGCTTCCACGACGTGGTGACGGTGCAGACGAAGGACATCCTCATTACCTTCGTCGGCGGCGCGGTGCAGGTCACGACCTCGGGCCAGATCGATGCCTTCGAGCTGCAATTTCGATTCCCTGGCGGGCTGTACCGCGTGAGCGACCGCGGCGGCTTTCGCCAGCGGAGCATCAAGATCCAGGTCGATTATCGAGAGGCTGGAAGTCCCAACTGGATCTTTGCCGGAGTCAAAACCGTGACCAGCCGCTCCTCCAGCACCTTCGATGCGTGGTTCGACTCGGGGCCACTGAGCCGTGCCCAGTACGAGATACAGGTTACCCGCCTGACGGAGGACGACACCAACGCCACCGGCTTCTCCGAGCTCAAGCTTTTCGCCGTCAACGAGGTGACGGATGAGACGCTGACCTACCCGGGGATCGCGCTTGTCGGTATCCGGCAGTTGCCGACCAACCGGGTGCAGGGCCGGACTCCCACCTACGACTTTTTGGTTCAAGGGCGGCTCGTGCGCGTCTACACTGACCTCGCGACTTATACCACCATCTGGACCGACAATCCTGCCTGGTGCCTCCTCGACTTCCTCACGGGGCCCGATTCCCTGGGTCCGTGGATCAAGGACCAGCACGTGGATCTCCAGAGCTTCCTCGACTGGGGGCAGATGTGTGCGACGGAGAATCTCCACCTCGACCTGGTGGTCGACGGCTCGTTAACTGCCATCGACACCATCAAGCAGATGTGCGTCGCCGGTCGGGCGCATTTCCTCTTCCGCGGCAACAAGTGGGCGGTCCGGCCGGCAAAGAAGGAGCCGCCGGTCCAGCTCTTCACCATGGGGCGCATCGGGCGGCGAACGTTCGGCGTGCACAAGGACTCGCGAATCAAGGCTGCCAACTACCTTATCGGGCAGTTTGCGAATGCGGAGTTGGACTACGAGAACGACGGTCTGCCCGCGGAAGACCCGACCCTGAGTGCGACGGATGACAAACGCGAGCAGACGGTGAACCTCATCGGTGTTACCAGCCCCGACCAGGTCCGGCGCCTCCTCGACCACTACCTGCTGTCGAACCGTCTGGAACGGCGGCTCATCGAGTTTGAGGCAGGCGTTGAGGCGATCGCCATGGAGGCTGGCGATGTCTTCAAGGTCGCGCACGACGTCCCAGGCTGGGGCTTTTCGGGCAAGGTGCGAGCGGTCGAGAGTGGCGGCGTCGTCCTGATCCTTGACCGGCTGGTGACCATCGAAGCGGGGAAGACGTACGAGCTGACGGTCATTCACGCGGCGGACCAGATCGACGTCATGGGGGTAACCAACACGGTGGTCGAGACGACCCAGCGCGTGAACATCGCCGGCCAGTGGAGCGTCACACCCGTCGAAGGCCTGGACTACAGCTTCGGCGAGGTGACAAAGAGCACGGTCCTCTATCGCTGCCTATCGATAACCAGCGGCAGCGCGCCGTGGCGGCGCAAGATCCGTGCCCGCCAGTACGACGAACGCGTGTTCGACGCGAACCTCCTCGCGCTGGAGACGCCGAGCGTTTCGCGCCTGCCCGATCCGGCGCGCCTGCCGGCGGATGTGAAGAACCTCCGCCTCGAAGAACTCCAGGAGTATTCCCAGGGTGGCGACCTCCGGGCGGCCATCGCCGTCTTCTTCACCCTCCCGGTCGAGCCCGGGGTGTCAGCTCAGGTCTACTGGCGTGAGCAGGGGCTCACGGGGTGGGAGACGACGGGCGTCCTCCTCACGGGAGGATATGCCACGGTCACCGAGGGCATCCGGAGCCCCGGCATCACCTACGAGGTGTCCGTCGTCAGCGTCTCCGCCCTTGGTGCGCGTCGATCGCCGGACGCCGGAGTCAGAGCGGTGATCTCTATGCGCGGCGTCACCCGTCAGCCTGACCGAGTGGCTGGCTTCCGTGCCGACCGGACGGTCACCGGGCTCATCTTCGAGTGGGATGCGCTCGACCCGGTCAAGAATTACGATCTCGACTACTACGAGATCCGCCACGGCGCCCAGTGGGAGACGGCTTCGCCGATCGCGAAGACACAGGACACGCGCTTCGAGTCGAGCCTCATCCTCAAGGGCACGCACACCTTCCTCCTCAAGGCGCGGAACACCGCGGGCAACGAGTCCGCTCAGGCGTCGGCCGTGATCCTGGTCATCCCCGGCCGGATCTCGGAGAACGTGATCTTCACCCGCGACGAGGGCCCGGCCTGGACGGGAGTCAAACAGGCATTCACCGTCTCTGGAACCGAGCTGGTGATGGACACCACCACCTTCCTCCTCGGTTGGCGCACGCGACCGCGGCAAAGCGCGATCGGCGGCGGCCACCGGCCCGGTGGCATGGGCGAGAGTTTCCGCGCGATCGGAGAGTACGTCACCGTGGCCTTCCAGGTGACGAGCGGTGCTGCGGTCCGCTGCCTCGTCAGCCATCTTCTCCAGATGACCCAGGTCGATGTCTCCGCCTACTGGACGGCGCCCGGCGTGGGGGACAAGACCTGGGAGTCGGACTTTGCGCGTACCCGCCGGTGGGCGGTCGCCCCCGAGGGGCGCGTCAACTACCGGGTGGAGATACGGTTCTCGACCACTGGCTCGAACGAGACGGACTTCGGGCCCTGGCAGGAGCGAGCGCCGAACATCGAGGCGTCGGTCAAGTGGGCGCAGGCGCGGCTGTTCGTCGAGGTCCTCGACCCGGCCTTCCTGGTCAAGGTGCAGCAGCTCAGCCTCATCTTCGACGTGCCCGACGTCATCGATGCCGGCCAGATTGCCACCCTGACCAGCGGCACCGTCGCCGTGAGCTTTACAAAGACCTTCAACCAGGTGCCGAAGATCGTCGCCATAGCGATCAGCGCCTCTGCCGGCGATCAGGTGAGAGTCACGAGTCCGACCACGACCGGCTTCACGCTCGACGTCGTGGATAGCGGGAGCATTCGCGTCGCGCGCACCGTCAATTGGACAGCCGTAGGATTTTGAACCATGCCACAGACGCTTAGACCGCTCCAGCCAACAGACCTCTTTGCCGATTCCTGGGACTTCCTCAACGACTCCGACGAATCGCTGCAGACACAGTTTAGCGGACCGTCATCGCCGGCGAGTCCCAAGGCATACCAACTCTGGGCGGACACGGCGGCCGGCCAGCTCAAGATGCGGAACGGGAACAACGACGGGTGGCTCATCGTCGGCCTTCTGGGCTCGATCTACCTCGGACTCCTCCCACTCTCGGGCGGTCTCTTGTCGGGGGACCTCGACATGGGCGGCAAGAAAGTGCTGAACCTTGCACTGGGTACGGGTACGGCCGCCGCTCGCCAGCAGGAGCTGGACTTGAAGGCGCCGATCGCGGCGCCGGCGTTCACCGGCGACGCACAGGTGAACCAGGATCCGGCGACCGTCAACTCCATCGTGCGGCGTTCCTGGGCAGATGGAAGGTTCCTTGCCTTGCAGGGCGGGTCAATGCTCGGCAGTCTGGTCCTGCAGAATGATGCTGCCGCGGCACTCGAGGCAGTCACCCTGCAGCAACTGAAAGCTTTCGTGCAGTTCAACGTCGGGTCGGGCCATCGCCACGATGGGGTGGACGCGCGCAAGGTGCGAGGGACGGACATCGATAGTGGCGCGGCGGCGGATGGACTTCCCCTTCGGGCAAATGGCGGCGGCGTCTCATCCTTCGCCAAGATTCCAGCCGTGAGCCTCAACGTCGCCTATGGAAACGTCGCCGGCAACGGGACTGTCATCGCGGCTGGCAGCGGCAACTGGACCGTCGTTCGGATCAGCATTGGGACGTACGACATCACGATCAACTCGGGAATCCTACCGGCGGCTCCGAGCTGCCTGGCCACGCCGAACGACAGCGCTGCCCTCTACCGGATCTGCACGTGCATCATCAATTCCGCGACGTCCGTGCGCGTCAAAGTGACAACTTCACTCGCCGTTGTGGAAGACGGACCATTCAGTTTTCTCGCTCTGTAAAGAAGGAGACCCATGGCAGGAACAGAAACACACATCGGCTTCGACGACGTCCAGACCACGGTCGGCTCGTGGTCGAAGATCGCCAGCGTGAAGTCGCCGACGAACCAGATGACGAGGATCAAGCGTCTCGTCGTCGCCTCAAACGGCGTCTCTGGCGAGGCGGAGGCGCTCAAGATGCGGCTTACCCGCATCGTGAAGGACTCGGGGACCGCCTCGGCCGTCGTGGCGCAGAAAACGAACGACGGCCTGACGGTAACGCCCCAGGTGGCAGGCAGGCATACGTTCACGGCCAACCCAACCGAGGATGGCACCAGCCCCTATCTCGCGCAGGACAAATTCCACCCTCAAGGTGGCGTGAGCCACGTCTTCGAGTTCGACAACCTTTTCGTCAAGGAGGGGAAGGAGCTGATGCTCGAGGTCTTTACCCCAACCGGCGGCAGCGCGGTGAAGCTCTCCGGCCACTTCGCATGCGAGGAATAGACGTAGCGTCCAATCCATGACCGTCCCCGCCCACACCATCTACACCGGCGAGTCGCCGGACTTCAAAGCGCGGCCGCGCGCGACCTTCCGGCACACGTTCCGTCCGACGCTACTCACCCGCATCGGCGACTCGAATGGCTGGAAGAGCGTGTGGGACAACACCATCATCCCGCGGGCGAACACGCTGAAGGGGCAGTCGGACGCCTCGCTCACGACCTCCGGCGTTCCGCTCGGCAAGCTTGGGGTGCTGGCGATGGCCGGCTACCTGACGGAGACGGGGCGGCCAGCGAACGGGTACAAGGACGTGGCGATCCGCGCCTGCAAGTACCTCGCCGGACTCCCGCTCGCCTCGTCGAACGACGACCGGCGGTACCGCGCGGAAACGATGGCGATGGTACCTGACATCCTCTGGGATGACCTGACGAGCAGCGAGCGGGATCTGCTTGCCAGCGCTGGCGTGACGCACATCGACAACATGACCCGTCGCGACGACGAGGAGATGGATGGTTGGAGCGGCAACGACCAGGCGGCGGCGCTATACATCGAGCTGGTGTTCCATGGTCACGCGAGCGTCGCGAGTCAGATATCGACACGACTGACCAACACGCTGAACTTTCTCTACGGCGCGGTGGCCAACCGTGGCCGGATCGAGATGGACCGCTACCAGCATGCCGATGGTGGGAGCGAGAAGGGACACCATTACGACCTCCACGGCTTCGAGGGCACGATCCGCGGCTTGTGGTTTCTGAAGAACGCTACCAGCCTCGATCCGTGGACGACGGAGTCATCATGGCTCTCAAAGATGTGGGAGTGGCTCTTGTGGAAGGTCCACGGCGGCGTCTATGGCATGGACTACGAGAGCTTGAACGACACGGCCCGTATCTCCGCTCCGTTGTTTCACAACTACCACCGCTGGTGCACTGCCATCCTGGCGAACCAGTACCCGAGCCCCGGGGGCAACCAGGGCGGGCAGATGCTCAGGTGGATGTATGACCAGCGGAGTGCCCTCGACAGCACCTTTGCCGACAGCCTGATCTGGGACATCGTATTCCTCGACCGCGCGGGAGTAACGCCGGTCGAGCCGAAGAATGCAACGACGCCCCCCCCGCGGTCGCGCATGATGAAGCCGCCGGGCATCTACTACTACCGCCAGACGAAACGCGGGAGCGGCAAGCATGCTTGGGAGTATCCAGACGTCGCGACCATCCGCGTCAAGGCGGGGCTCCGCTATTGGCTCGGCCACGGGCACGTCGATGCCGGCTGCGTCCGCATGGCCGTCAAGGGCGATCCGGTGCTGCTCTCGCCAGCCGGTTACTATGATGACTTTGGCGGGTCGCACGCTCTGAATGCTTACCAGCGCTCATGGCTGCAGAGCCTCGTACCCCTGGTCAAGGATCCGACCCAGAGCTACATCTACGAGAGCAACACGGCGGTCGTCAACGACGGCGGGCAGCACTTCAAGAAGTACTCGGGGTTCGTCTCACCCTCGAAGGAGTACGACCCGAACTTCGTCTACGCCATGCTGAACGACGCCGGCGGCGAGGCGTGGCGCCGTGCGGAGCGCTTTGACAAGGTGGCCGAGGACCTCACGAAGGGCGTGTTCCTCGTCGCCGACCTGCGGAACGCCTACCGCCGGCGCCACACCGATGCCCAGCGCTGCCCCATCCTCACCGCCAAGTACCTGATCATCGAACCCACAGCGGCGAACGGCCTCGACTGGCCGGCGATGCTTTACTACGCCAGGATCAAGAAGACGGACCCCAACTGGGTGACGCATATCCCCCTCCATTCCGCCATCGCCTACACGACCACGAGCTACGGCTTCCACACCAAGGGTTTCTACAACGTCGGCAAGCTCTGGGTCGACGTGCGAAACGTCAGTCAGTACACGCTCATCAACAACACGCCCGGCAGCCCGCTTGACGCCAACGGCTATGGACCCAATCAGTTCAAGGTTTCTGGGGCCGGCACAAACTACCCGCCGAGCGAGGCCGCAGGCTCCCGCCATTTGCCGGACCTGAAGAAACACTCGATGTACGTCGAGAAAACGGTCCGGGCGGAGGAGGAGCACTACGTGATGTTCCTCATGCTCTCGGAGGCGGCCGACGCGGAGCCGGTGCCGACCAGGTCCTGGCACACGGACGCCGCATACCCCGACTACTACGGCCTCCATCTCGGGAGCGAGGACTTCCTCGTCCACCGTACGGCTGACCTCGCGATCATGGGCGGCGCGGTCGACACGACGCCGCCGGCGGAGGTCACGGGGATGACGTTGCCGCCGCGCAATCAGGCGATCCTCGCCAAGTGGACTGATCCCGCGGACTCGGATTACGACAAGGCAAAGGTCTTCTACAGGACAAGCTGACACCATGCCCATCTTCACCGTCTCCTGGGGAACGAGCACCACCCTCCACGCGGCAGGCACGCTCGCCGCCGGCGCGTCGGTCAACGATAGCCTGGACCTCGCCACCGCTGGCATCTACGCCGCCGCGATCCAGGCGGAGGTGCAGTTCCCTAGCGGCACCGACGCCAACGACCTGGAGATCCTCGTCTACAGTTCGTCCGATGGCGGCAGCAACTTCGACACCGAGCCCCTGATGCGCTTCAGCATTCCATTTGTGGCCAGCACGACGAAGCGGAAGAGCTTCACCATCCAGGGCGTGCCGTTCGCCCGCGTGACGATGAAGAACAACACGGCGCTGACGCTCACGAGCGTCTCGAGCAAGTACCAGGGTCTCAAGCAGGCGAGCGCGTGATCTACCCGCACTACAAGCACAAGCCGTCACCCTGGGCTCTTGTCCCGGGGTTGGTCGATCCTCGCCACCTGGACCTTTGGCGTGACTGTGTGCTTGCGATACCATTCTGGCAGGGAGGCAAGTACCTCAACGACGCGGGCCCGCATCATCTCGATGGCTACCTCGACACCGAGCTGAGTCCCATCACCTCTTGGGTCGCGACCCCCTACGGGGTCGGGATCCGCTTTACCGGAACGGATTCGGACTCGCGGGTGGTCATCGCAGATCCACCCTCCGACCTCCTCGATGGCACGAACAAGCTTTCGCTGGAGGTCCTCTTCAGGCCGTCGGTCATCGACGCTGTGCGGCACGGCCTGATCGGGAAGTACAACACAGCGGCGAACTTTCGTTCCTGGCGGTTTTACATCGATGCCGATGAGCTGGCGCTCCAGGTGTCGACGGATGGTGCGGGCAACGAGATCCAGATCACAACGGCGGCGAACCTCGTGGCCGGCACGTGGTACCGTGCGGTCGCCACGTTCGACGCCGGCGTCTTCAAGGTGTGGCTCGACGGTAAGCCGCAAGCGGTCGACGCCAACTTTGCCGCCACCACCATCTTCGCCGGCAACGAGCCCTTCTGGATCGGCACCCGGTCCGACGCCCTGACCTTCACCGGCGACATCGCGAGCGTCCGCGTCTGGCGCGGCCGCGCGCTCAGTGCACAGGACGTGCAGCTCATCGAGGACGCGCCCTGGGCGATGTACGACCCGCCGCTGTTCCATCCATCCTTGGCGGTCTTGCACTCGGGTGGGGCAGCTCCGGGCCCGTGGATGGAGTACGGCCAGGTGGCAAAGGGCGTCCAGGAGCTGCTGCTCCAGGGCCTCGTCAACGGCACGAGCTACGACGTGCAGATCAAGACGGTGGACATGTCGGGCAACGTCAGCGCCGGCAACACCTTAGCGGCCGCCACGCCAGTCGCCGGGGCGAAGGCTTGGCTGGGGCGATTTCTGCGGCGCCGGGGTTTAATTCGCGCATGGCCCGGAAAGAAAAGGCCGCGATGAGCGAGGAGGGTCTCTTGAGAGTTTTAACCGACATAGGACTCCTCGCTGGCGAGCTGCTCGCCGCGCGGCGGCGGGAAGCGCTACTCGAGCGAACCAACGGGGAGCTGCAGACGTCGTCGACCGCTCAGCTCCAGGAGCTGGAACGGGCCCGGATGCGGCTGGCGGAGCTGGGCGCGCGACTTGAGCTGCTCGACCCGGAGGGAGGCGAATAGGGTGGAGCGCTGCGACGAGGTGACGCCGTGAGGGTCGCGGTGGAGGTGATGTCGTGGGCCCTGCTGCTGCTCCACCTGGTGGTCTTCGTCTGGGCCGCGCGGATCGTCTGGCGCATCGGTATGGGGCGCCGCGTCCTTTCGATGTTCCTGGTTGCTGGGGCGACGATCCTGATGCGCGACGTGCTGGTGATCGCGATCACCCTGGTGCATGAGACGCCGAGCTGGGCCGATGCCGTCTGTTCGCGCGTGCTCAGCGCGCTGACCACACTGCTCATGGCATGGATGCTCGCCGAGTATGCCAACCGGCTTGGCGCGCTCGAGCGCCGCGATCCCAGCACGCTGGGGGAGATCCGCGCCTTTAACGGAAAGCTGTACAGCGAGAGCCGCGAGGTGATCAAGCAAATTGACGAATGCCAGGAGGGGATGCGCAAGCTGAGGGAGACGTTGGATGGAAGACCGCCGGATTAACCGCGTCGAGGAAGCGCTGGAGGACGTATGGAGCCACATCCGTGAGCTGCAAGTGGATGCCGCTGGGCACGTTGCGCATGAGGCGCAGATGATGTCTCAGATCCAGAAGTCGATCGACGCTCTGACGGTGGCCGTGCGCGGCGACGACAACGGCCGCCTCGGCCTTGTGCGACGGCAGGATCAGCTTGAGAAAACCCTGGCCGATGTGGTACGGCAGATGGGCGAGCGCTTCCGGCAGCTCACGGAGAAGCTGGCAGCGGTTCAGCGCGAGGTCAGCGCCGCGCGAGAGGAGGCGGCCCTCGCCATTGCGGATGCCGCCGCGGCGGCTGCTTCGGCCAAGGCCACTGCTGCGGCCCAGCGTGCGGGACCCGCGCGAGAACCCCCAAAAAAGCGCTCGCCACTGTGGAAGACCATCAACCTGATGATTCAGAACTGGCCGGGGATCCTCACGGGGCTGGCGGCGATCCTCGCGCAGGTGCTGGGTAAGGGCCAATGACCTTGAAAGGAGAATCTTCGATGAACACGACCAAGGCTCTCGGATGGATCCTGCTCCTGTGCGTCCTCGTTTTCCTCGGCTTCGTCGCGGGGCAGTGCGAGTTCGGCGCGGATGCGGCAGCTCCGCTGCGCGCCTGCAGCGTCTGCGCTGAGAGTTGCTGCCCGAAGACGCGCAACTGCTCCTGCCTCCACACCGACACCTGCTCCTGCGTGCGGCCAGAGGATGTGCCGGCGGTCAGGTAGAGCCCGAAACCATTCAGGGGCCGGGGCAACATCCGCCGGTCGTTTGCACATCGACCGAACCGACAAGGGCCTGATCCACTTCACCCGTGCCGACGATGTTGC